GCCTGTGGCCTGCGTCGCGAATGGTATCGCGCGCCTTCTGGTCAATTACTTCCGTCACTCGGGCACCCTGCGATAACTGCCTCGTTCTCAGCCTCGCGGGCTTTACGCTGCTCGCGCCCGGCCCACAACAGCATGTAGCGTTCGGCAGCGTCCACCGCAGCCTTGAGCGCGGAGTCCTCGTCGGCATATTGGGGCCGAGTTCGACTGTAATTCTGCGGAATGCAGGGCATGGCGACCGGCACGTTCACCGTGACGGTGCGCACGACTGGCTCGGGCACCGACGGGGTCTTGCAGGCGGCAAGGGCGAGAAGGCTGAAAGCAACTAGCTGTTTCACGGCACAAACTCCGACATGGCCCGCGTATCGATATCGCGGATTCGATCCTCAAGGGTAACCCCCTGCGGCTTGGTGGCCAGAAAACCATCCAGCTTCTTCTGCATGGTGCGGGTGCGTGCCTGAGCTGCGGCAAGACGAGCCTCGCTGGCAGCCAACGCGGCCTTGCTGTCTCGCGACAGCTTCTCGTACTTGGTGTTCTGCTCAGCCACAGCGGTCTGCAGAACCGCGACATTGGCGTTGGCCTGGGTGAGGCGAGCGACGTAGCCGGTCTTCGGATCGGTGATCTGCTGGGTCAGCTGATCGCGCTGCTTGGTGATCACGCGGTTCTCGATCTGCGCACTGATCAGCATGAAGCCGAGCACGAGCGTGGCTACGCCAGCGAGGCCCGTTGCCACCTTCCACAGAAATCCACCGGTCAGGTCAGGCAACTTCATCTTCACTCTCCGAGGGGGGCGTTGGAACAGTGACCGAAGACGTGCCCGCCGTGTCTTCGATCGTGGTTTCTTCGGGATTGACCTTGGCTTTGAGTCCACCCGGTCCTTCGATATCCATGTTGACGCGAAGCGTCACGACCATCACAGCCCCAGCGGTGATGCCGAGAATGGCCAGCAGGCCGATAACGGTGTGGTCTTTGATTTCCAAGAGCTTGAGTAGCACGCTGAAACAACCGGCGGCGGAGACATCGTTGATGTCCGCGACAGCGCACCATTTGACCGGCGAGGTTTCTAGCAGCTGCCAGATGAGCAGCGCGGCGTTGATGAGACCGTAGAAGACGAACGCGAGCACAACCCAGCGGAACCGACCGCGGGTTGCTTTCTCGACACTCTGCTTCACGGAAATCTTCACACTCCGAGCCCTCCCTTGAGGCCAATGGCGCACACGGCCATGGCGTTGATCACTATCAGAACAACAAGCACTGCAAGCCAGCGGTTCCGGCGGGGGACGAGCGGTGTTCCGAGCAGAACCCAGTACGACCCCGCCAAGATGGTCAGCTCGACCATCCTCAGGTGCAGAAGAACCTCGATCAGGCTCATTTTTCGTTCGTGGACAGCGCGCCCGTGCTGCTGAGAATGTAAGGCTTCACCGTGTCCGGCGGGTTCTGCATCGGCGCACGAGCGACGCTGTGCATGCGCTTCTTGTCGATGCGCGTGATCGTCACGGCATCCGACTGGTTCCCGCCGAGAACGTGGTAGGCCGTCTGGTCCTCGCCGATGTAGATCGCAACGTGACCACCGCCGTTGCGCTTGAAAGTCAGGACGTCGCCAAGGCACGGCTGGTGCTGGGGTGTGCCGAACCCAGCCCAATTGAGCGCCCACAGGGGGTTCTTCGGCGCGGGCTTGCCAGCCATCAACGCGACGTAGGCCATGAAGAGGCCGCACCACGGCACGGCGTCTGCTGAGTAGCCCTGCTTGCCGAGGCCGGCGGCCTTCGCCCAAGCCATGATGGTGGGGTTGTTCCCGGACCCCGGCGTTTCCACCGTTCCGACCAGCTTGAGCGCTTCCTGCACCATCTTGGGCAGGGTGCCGATCTTGCCGAGGTGCTCGTAGCCTTTGGGATAACTCATGCTCAATCCTTCTTCTTTTATCTTAGAAACTATGTGTCTAAGATAAATCAATGTGGAGTAAAGAAGAATCGAGTCTACTCGGTCCACATGATTCAGCACCTCAAAGGCACCGCGACGTTCAAGATGTCGGGTGCAACCATCTTGGTGGACTTTCAACCGGCGAGTGGCATCACCGCCGTGGTGGGCCACAATGGGTCCGGAAAAACCTTCACTGCGTCGGAATTTCCGCGATGGTTGCTGTTTGGTTCACGGGCCCTGCGTGGCACCCTGAGCACTTACTCGAAACTGGAGGGCGTCGGCACCTTCACAATCCGTGGGCGTAGCTACACGATCTCGCGGACGCCCACCGAAACCAAGATCACTGATGGCCTTGCCGCGCTTGCGGTAGGAGCCGAAGAGGTTAATCGAAAGGTCGTCGAACTGCTCGGCTATCCGCTCGAAGTCTTCGACCTGTGTAACAGCGTCGTTCAGGGCAGGGTCAACGAGCTTGGTGACCTGACGCCTGCCAAGCGCAAGGCGATGATTGATGACGTGCTTCGACTGACCGACGTCTCGGTGGTCGAGAAGGCATGCCGCGATGAGGCCAACGCCTTGCGTCGCGAGGCCGTAGCCCTCACCGGTATACGAAATGCGCCGGGTAACGCTCCGATCGAACCACAGAACTTCATCTCACCGGATGATCTTCGGCAGCTGATCGCCAAGGCGCGTGAGGTTGAGCGACTCGAACGCGACCTCGGAATACTCGTGCCGCCGCTGGACGAGCCGAAAGAGCCCACGCTGGATGTTGAAGATTTGACTCGCCGGGTGGAGCGCCAGCGCCGTCGGGAGGCTCTAGCCGAAGCGGCAGCAGCCCCCGCCGCGTCGATGACAATGGAGCAGATCGAGATAGCGTTGGCACGCTACCGGTGGGAGCAGGCCCAACAGCCTGCTCCCACCACTTCACGCCCGATCTGCGAGGCCTCAATCTTCACTTGGGATCAGATCGACGCCATTGAAAAGATGGCTTCACAGCCCGTGGAGTGCCCTGAATGTCATCACAACTTCGACCTGAAACCGGAGAGTCCGCTCCCGCCGGAGCATACGAAGAGCTACTACGTCGAGCAGTTGCGGTTGCACGATCTCGCACGAGAGCCGGAACCGAGCGCCGCCGAAGGCGCGATCTCGCCGAGCGTGGCGGAGGAATTGCGTAAGAGCGTGATCGCCGCCCAAGCCGGTGAGTTGGCCCGTGCAGAACTCAAGATGCTCGGACCCGCAGAGCCCAGTGTCTACGATCTTTTCCGCAGCAACGCTGATCTGCTCAAGCGCTACGAGCGGTGGCAGCAGTATCTGCGCGACGCCGAGGAACAGGACGAGAAAGATCGCAAGGCACGAGACGCGATTGCCGCACTCGGCCCTGTCGACACGCTCGAAGAACTGATCGAACGACTGGCGCGTGCCGAGCGCTACCTCGCGGAGCGTTCCGCCTATGAAGAGCGGGTCAAGAGCTTCTGCGAGCTTGGAGAACGAATCACGGACCTTACGGCCCGGGCGGACGACTTCAAGGAAGGGGCCAAGACACTCGCCGAAGGCCGCGCCGAACTGAAAAGTTTTCTCGCCCCGGCCTTGTCACGAGAAGCGACCGAGCTTATCTTCGACATGACCAACGGCAAGCTCAAGTTCGTTGTCGTAGACGACGACATGGAGATCACCGTTGATGGTCAGCCGTTGGAGACATTGTCGGGTGCGGGGAAGACGGTAGCCAACCTCGCGCTCCGCCTGGCTTTCGCCAAGGTCTTGGTTGCGGACGCCTTCCCGGTTTTCGTCGCGGACGAGATCGACGGCGATCTGGACGCCGAGCGACGCGAGGCAACGATCGAAGCCATCAAGTCGTTGAAGAAGCACTTCCAGCAGATCATCCTGATTACCCACCGCGACGTGTCCGTCGCAGACCACGTCAAGGAGCTACCATGAATACCACCCCCGAAGTCACGGCGGAAATTCTGCGGATGTATCAGCAGAACCCGCAGCGGTTCAGCCCCTTCAAGGCGGCGAAGTCGTTGGGCGTTCCGATCCAGACAGTGCTCGACGTGGTCGAGGCCAACAAGGAGCGACTGGCGCAGGGCACCGAAGTCCACGGCGGCTTGGGCCGCCCTGAACTGCAGGAATTCCTCGTCGCTCGCAAGCGCGGGGTCGGAGCGCAGTGGGACAACAACGATCCCGAAATCGTCTTGGCGCGAGCCCGCTACGAAGCTGGGACGCACGAGATGACCACGGGGCGCGACGGCCCGTGGCAGCTTCTCTACAGCATCGTTCGGGTCCGGCCTGCCGCGCCGCGCCCCGGCTACTTCACTCCGGAGATTTCATAATGGAAGATATTCTCAAGCAGCGCCACGACCTGATCGTTCTCAATGGCGTGTCGATCATCGACCCACTCGCCGGGCAGGTGAAGGTTGCGGGCGGCGATGCCGTTCTCAAGGTCGCCGCTACCATGCTGCGCAACAGCAACGATTCCTACCATCCCGAGCTCCAGTATCTCGCTCTGCTGCAGGAACTGGTCGACAAGGCCGAAGGTGCTCCGCGCGCCGATCGGACCGGTGTCGGCACCTACAGCGTGTTCGGTCGCCAGATGCGGTTCAATCTCTCGCAGGGCTTTCCTCTGCTGACGACCAAGAAGGTCTTCACGAAGGGCGTCTTCGGCGAACTGGCATGGCTCCTGCGTGGCGACACCAACGTCGCGTGGCTGCAAGAGCGTGGCATTACGATTTGGGACGAATGGGCTGACCCCGACGGCAATCTCGGACCGGTCTATGGCAAGCAGTGGCGGCGGCTGGAAGGTGAAGAAGGCTTCATCGATCAGATCGAGCGCGCGATCGAACTGCTGCGGAAGGATCCGACTTCGCGCCGTAACCTCGTGTCGGCGTGGAACGTGCGCGATCTCGACCGGATGGCTTTGTCGCCCTGCCACGCGATGTTCCAGCTTTACGTGGACGACGGCAAGCTCGATCTCCAGCTGTACCAGCGTTCGGCGGACATCTTCCTCGGGGTGCCGTTCAACATGGCCAGCTACGCCGCGCTGGCGCAGCTGCTGGCGGAAGAGGTCGGGCTCGAACTCGGCACTTTCATCCACACGTTCGGCGATCTCCATCTCTACTCGAACCATGTCGGGCAGGCGAAAGAGCAGCTTTCGCGGACCCCCAAAGCATGGCCTACGCTGACTATCGCCGACAAGGCCGACATCTACAATCTGGAACCCTCGGATTTCGCCGTCGAGGGATATGCCCCGCATCCGGCGATTCAAGCAGAGGTAGCAATCTGATGAGCGACACTCCTTTCGACCCCGCAGCCGAACTCGACAAGCTCGGCATAGTGGCTCCCGCACCGATCGAGCTCGAACCGGTGCCTGAGGAACTTCTGACCCACGAGGATGAACTCGTTCTCGACGAAGGCATGGAAATTCCGATGAACGTCGTCGAGCCGACCGGATTCGCCGCAGCAGCTGCCGCCGGGGTGTTCAGCGCCAGCGCCACCGAGGCCGTCACTGTGGACGGAATTACGATCAATCCCGAAGATCGAATTGGTGTTGTCGGCCAGACCAAACCCGGCATCAACCCCAAGGACTTGATCGGCGCGACCAAGGTCGATCTGTCGGTGGTCCCGCCTTCCTCGATCCTGCATCTGGCGACCGCCATGATGGACGGCGCGGTGAAGTACGGTCCGTTCAACTGGCGTGACAATCCGGTGCTCGCTCGCGTTTACGTCGCCGCCGGGATGCGGCATTTGCTGCAGTTCCTTGACGGCGAAGACTTCGACCCCGTGTCGGGCGTCCATCACCTGGGCCACGCCATGGCCTGCTGCGCGATCGTCCTCGACGCCGAGGAAACCGGCAACCTGTCGGACAATCGACCCCGACACGGGGTTGCCGGGGAAATGATCCGACGCTTCAACGGTGAGACAAAGCTGCAATAAGAGAAGGGGCCGTCAGGCCCCTTCTTCTTTTCGCCAGTCGCGTTCGGCAGAGAGACGCGGCTCCGGCCATTCTACCGCTTCGGGTGGTTTGGTCTTCCCGCGGTCGCCGATATCGGCGGCAATATTCTGGACGATCAGCTCGCTGCGATCACCCTGATTGAACGTGGTCCAGCCCTGGTGCAGCGCGTAATTGAACATCTCGGCAGCGATCCGTTTGCCCTCGGCGGGCAGCCGATCGTAGTTGGCGTAGAGAAGCTCCGCGCCTTCGCACAGGACGTCAGCAGCGACCCCCGGAATGGTCTGCAGTCGTTCGGCAACCTCGGCGGGCGCAGCGTCGGAGAACGAGAACGCGCGGAACTTGCGCAGCAGCTCGTTGGCCTCGGAAACGTAATCGACCATCAGTGTGCTCCTTCAAGAATTCGTCGCATATATCACACCCACTCTTTGCGCAAGGCCACCAGTGCGTCGGGTGACTTGACCTTTGCCAAGCGGGCTTCCCAGTCGTTGGACTGAATACGCAGCGCATCGCGACGGGCCTTGCGGGCAACAACCCCGGGGTCATCGACAGGAAGATCTCGATCGTTCAGCTGCTTCCACAGAGGATATTCGTCGAGGATCCGTTGCGCCGTCTTGGCTTTGATCTCGGTCACGAGATGATCCTGAACCGATGTAACGTCAAAGACGATCTTCCCGGTCTTGTGTTCGACGACTTCGCCAAACTTGAGTCCCCGGTCCAGCTGCCAGGCTTTGAATCCGTCAACCTCGTGGGCACCCGCCGGATGTTCGTCCTCGCGCAGATAACGGAACTGCGTCTCGCCGTCCGGCTTCGTCAAGGCCCAAAGATGCTCGCTCATACCTTCGCCTCCATAGTCGCAGAACCGGACGGCGTGCAAACGCGACCGGTGGCCGAGCAGACGGCCACGATTCGAACGTCGTAATTCCCCGCGGCCAACCCACTTTTCGACTGAGTGACGGCGACCGACCCGGGAATAGGATCCATCCATTCGGGTTCGGTGCCCCCAGTGTTGCGTCCTGAGTAGGCCAGCGATCCGGTAATGCCGGCGGCGAAGTCATTCCAACTGTTGGCTCCCGCCACGCTGTACTGCCACTTCATGGTCATTGTACGGTTGGCCGAGGTAGCCCCGCCGACGTAGTAGTCCAGAGGAGCCGAGCCGTAGAGGGTTTCGCCCGAAGCCAGAGCGACCGTTTTGACGCTGTTGAAAATCGTGGTGTAGGTGGTGGTGTTCAGCCCCACCATTTCTCCGCTGTCCCACGTTGCGGCTTTGCCAGGTGTTCCCCCGCCACCGCCCGTCGTGGCCGGTGCCTCAGCCAGAGTCTTGGTCAGCTTGAAGGGAATTTTCGGCATTGCCAAGCCGTCGATGGTCATCGAAATATTACCGCCGGAGATCAGCGCTAGCGTAGTACCGCTGGCGATCGTCACATCCCCCTTGCTGGCCGACCCAGCGGTGTTGTCGATGACAAATCCGGTACCGCCAGTCACACCATATACGTCGGTCAAAACATAGTCGACGCTCGCGGTCGTCTTGATGGAGACCCCAGCTTTTTGAACACGAGGAGACCAAGTCTGGATTGCAAGAAGATCAGCGTTAATAGCGCCTTGGTAGTCCGCGGCGATCGTCTTCTCAGAAGCAAGCTCAATACTGATCGTTACGTCAGCGAGATACTCAGTGAAACCAATTCGTGGCATCGCAACATCAGTGTATGATCCGGTGTTGTTCAAAACAGAGATGAGGCACTCGAAGGTTGCCGCTCCAACGGGCACGTCAAAATAGGTCTTGCCCGCCCCGAAGGAGGTAGATTGCGGCGAGAATACCTTGATCTGTTGGCTCAGGAACGAACCATCGGCCTTGTAGAAAAACGGATTAAACCGGATCTGATTATTACCAGCCACGGTCTGCGAACGACCAAGCGCCGAGCAGTACATGCGTTCACCGGCCACGCACGGCGCACGAACACCATTGTTGATGTATCCGCCGTCGCCCACGCCGGTTGTGGTTCGAGCAAAGAAAGCGGGATCGTTGTTCGCAGCAACACCCGTGGTTCGGGTTAGTGGCCCCCACCAGGTATCAGTCGTGGTCACAGCCATGGTGGTATTGCGGATTCGATTGTCTGCTTGCGTCGCTCCGGCATCTCCGCCAAGCCCCGGTAGCGTGACCTGACCGCCGCCGCCGCCGGACAGCGCGCCATTCGCGGCAACGCTCACCAGCGTGTTGTTGATCCCTTCGGTACCGGCCAGTGCGGCCAGATTCGACGGACGGCCCACAAGATTTGTGGTCCAGACTGCGCCGGTTGTCGCGGCCAATTCGGTGCGCGCAACGCGCGGAAATGCCATGTCGATCCACGAACCGGTGTTGGCGTACCCGAAAATCGAGATCAAAGCGGTCGCCGCACCTGCGGGGACGGTCATTTTGTCCTTGCGCAGAATAAAACTGGTGCTGTTTGCCGGAAGATACGTTATCAACTGGGTCAGATTACTGCCGTCTGCTTTCAAGAACAAAACGGTAAAAGACCAGCTGTTGTTGGAAGCGGCGGTTTGATCCCGAATAAGGCCTGAGAAAAACAAATCCTCACCCGGAGTAACAGGCAAGGAAATTCCGCCGTTGATGCCGCCGCCAGCTCCGCCAGCTCCGGTTGCGCGAGCGTAAAATGCCGGTTCATTACTTGCTGCAACACCGGCAGTTCGCGTAGCGGTGCCCCACCATAGATTCGTGGAAGTCTGACCCATCGAACCGTTCAAGATCAGATTGTCACCCGAGCTGGCGGAAAGATCACCAGTAAACCCTAGACCTCCGATCGTAACCTGCCCACCGCCTGCTCCAGACAGGGTGCCGTTCGATCCGATCGTGACATAGAGATTGCGAATGGCGCTATCGCCGAGAACAGTACCCCCATTCGCCAGCAGGTTCACACCAGCGCGGGCCCCCAGCGTCGCCCCCGGCTCGGCGGGCTGCAGATTGTTGATCGGAGTGCCGTCGGAATACCGGATCAGGGCTGCAGTCAGAAGGGTAAGGGTCACTTCCAGCGATCCCTTCAAGGGTGCGCTGTATTCATCCACACGACTGATGGTGCAGATTTCAAACTCGTAGACACCCGGCGGCGGGTTGACTAGCTCGAAGTCATTGAACTGCGTTCGTTCGGTGCCGATCTGCCAGTTGCCGCCATTGACGCGGTAGCGGACACGGAAGCCCGAAATGTTAGAGCCTGCGGGGCGTGCCCACGAAGCCATGAGGTTGACATTGACGCCCTGCGCAGATGGAACCGAGACAAGGCTGAGAAGCGGATTTGCGCCCACCACCGTCGGCGGCGACACTGCGCCGCGCAGGTCAGTGAACACCGCGTCGTCCTTGACCACGCCGTCGGCGGCTGCCCACTTGCCGGTGTCGATCTCGATTGCGCTGATCCCGACGCGCTCACCATCTTCTTCGTAGCCGACGTCGAGCACGCGGTATTGCTTCGGCAGCGTGGTGAGACCGGTCGCTTCCAGCGCTACCGTGAGGTAGTCGGCAATGTCTGCTGGAAGCGCGGTGCCCACGTAAATCGTCTTGACCCACCCGCGCTGGCCGCTGGTGTTCGTGACATTGCGCGAAAGGACTGTCGTTGGCTTCTTCCAGTCAGCGCTGGTCGGCTGCGTGCTGGGCTCGGGAGCATAGGCCGTGTTGGGCTTGGCGAACTTCAAGGTGTAGGAGACGCCGGTTTCCAGCCGCATGTCATCGCGCACGGTGAAGCTCAAACGATCTCCTGCGATCGAGACAATGCGCCCGGTTGTACGCTTGTCTCCGAGATCGTTGTCGGCAATCAGGATAGTGTCGAGAGGCTCGACGTTGCGACCACGACGATTGGTCACGAAGCTGACCATCCGCTTTTCGTTGACCGCTGAGCAAAGCCGCAGTTTCACACGCCGCATGGCCTCTTGTCGGTTGGTGCAGCCGACCAAGGCGATGGTCGTCGGCTTGCGTCCGATCAGAGCGATTGAGGCATTGTCATAGAGATGAACCGCGTCTTCGCGATAGTCCATCTCGGCGTTCTTGAACTTGCCGATGATGTCGTTGAAGCGGGTATCAACATCCGTGTGCGAGTATTGGAACTCACCCTCGATATTGTCGGTGGTGAAAAGATCGACAGCATTCTCTGGCTTGTCGACCTTCATGCGCCATTGGCCATTCCCATCGTCCCAAGCCAACGCACCGCAGGCACCGGCGAGATACCGGATCAGCTCTTCTGCCTTCTGCGGCTCGCCGATCGCAAGGTTCATACTGTAGCGGGGGTGCGTTCCGCCATCTCCGTCGGAGACGAGTTCGCTGAACCACTTCGAGGCTTCCAGAGCATCCCATTTGTTCAGATAGGAACCAGTGGCCATCAGTGCGAGCCCGGAGAGCGAGTCCGAGATCGCGTCGTTGATGACCCATGCGGGGTCGTTGGTGTAGGCGTACGCCCACGAACCATCCCACACCCCGGCGGTGTATTGCCGAGTGGTCGGATTGTAGATTGCGGAAGCGGGCACTTTGACAATCTTGGTGTCGTATTCCCCCATGATGTCGGGAACGCCGGTCAGCTGATCGGAAGCCTTGCCGTACAGCTGGAGCCAAGCGAGGCCGCGCCAGTTCTCGTCGCCTCCCATGGTTTCGCCGTAGACCGCGGCCATCGACTCCCACGAAATGCTGCGCTTCTCTTGTACGTTGTCGGTGGTGCTACCGTTGTCGTAGGCTCCGCGTTCCAACAGACGAACGCGAACATCCCACGCGGTGCTGGCATAGTTTCCGGTGTTGGGCACCGAAATGCGAAGCTCATAAACCGACGGGCTCGTCGTCTTGCCGGTGATCGGATAGTAGGACGACGTGGTGTTCCACGCCGTGCCAGCGCCGTTGTAATAGGAGCGAGGGATATATGCCCGTCGCATCTCACCGTCATAGTCTTCGACGAGCTGACCCTGCTCGCTATAGCTTCCGCTCGGAGTGGTGCCCATTGGGTTGACCCAAGTGGTCTTCCCAACCGGCTTCATCTGGATTTCGAGATTCAGTGTCTCCCCATAAATCCCATTTTTATCCTGCCGATACAACTGGTTGAGAATGAAGCGAAGATCAATGAAGCTGGCACCGGTGTTGCTCAGGGTGCGCGTCACCCACGGCCCGGGGCTACCCTGGCCAGCGGCGGTGTTCGGGTTGGTCAGCGAAACGCTGACGCTCATCGGCGAAGCACCAGCTCCAAGCTTGAGAGCCGGGCGCTGCGGGTGCGCCGCGGGGTCACCGTCAGCGGTGGTGATGATGAAGTCTTTGAAGTTCAGCTCGCCGGTTTCGTTCTCAACCGGAGTGCCGTCGATCTTGACTGATTTCAGACCGCGGGTCGGCCCTTTGATCGGACCGATGCAGAGCCCCAGCACGCCCTCGAAAGTGTCCTCCGAACGGAGGTTATCCGGGGTCTGCTTGAAGCCGCCGCCGCCACCTTTTTGACCTTGAAGACGCATGCTCACCTCTAGCTGAGGACGCCTATATATAGACCGAGCTGTTTGTCTACCTTCGTCACTACGCGGTTGTCCAGCAAATCCCCGTGCAGAACGGGGTAGCCGGTGATGAACCGCACTTGCTCGAAGTATTGCCGCATCTCGCGGTCAACCTGTTCACGATCGATCGCTTCGATGGCAGCATAGACCGTTCCAAGGTTCTGCGGGACGCCGGTGTCGGTTTCCAGCTTGGTGATCGGGTCGATTGTCTTGCCGCGACGCTTCCACGAGTAGCGACCGGTTGGCTCGAAGACACGGAAGCTTTCCCACAACCGGCCCCGCCAAGTGTCGGACGGACCGTTCTCGCCGACCATGAACTTCAAGCCCTGCGGCGACTGGATGGTCATGCCCAGCTTAAGCGCTGTCGGGGAAGGCGTGCGGAAGACGTGACGCGGACGGACAAACACGTAGCTCGGCTGCGAGGTCTGATCGGTCTCGGAGACCGTACCCATGATGACTCCGCGGCCCTTGTCGATCACGCGCCAAGGGATGTGAAAGCGGTCACCGGTGGCTTTGAGCTGGTTCATCATCAATACCCAGGGTTGTGTTCGATGAAAGTGATTTCGACGGGGGAAATCCACCCTCCCGAATTCGGAAGACCTTCGGGAACATTGACTGGTGCGGCAAACCGCACCGTCAGAGGCGATGAGATATGAGGATGCTGCCACAGGAACGGATCCCACCCCTCGTGGGCTTGGTAGAACAGCTCCAGCGCGCGCGCATTGATCGTGGGCGTGGTCGTGCTGTCGTACACTCCGTTGCCGCTGCTCATTAGCCAGCGAAGGCCGTGGAGCATCACTTTGAACTTGCGAACGTAAGGCGTCGTCGGCTTGGCCGTGAACTGCCATCCGTTCATCGACACGATAGGAGTCTGATCACGCGGAAGCGTGACCGGCACAAGACTATTGGGACAAAAGTTGAAGGTGTCCATGGCTACTCCCGAGCGATCTGCTTGATGAGCTTCCGGCTCTGGCCATTGAGCATGTCATCGTGCATCGTCACGAGAACATCGTTCGGGCCGAGCGTCGGAGGCCGATCAGGGGCCACCACATACACGTTCGTCTCCTGTTTGCTAGCCGCCATGATGGGGGTGGTGGGCCGCAAACCGTCCAGCGCGCGCGCGCCGCGCCGGTTAAGATCGTCCATGAACTCATCACCAACGCTGTCGACAGCGCGCTTGTTGATGACCCACTCATCCTTTGCCAGCGTGGTGCGCACGCTGTCGCGAACCGGCGAGCCGCTGTTGACACGGCCACCGCCGAAGAAGCCCGGCGCGTATTCGCTGCCCGGCGTCATCTTGCCGCCAGTGAAGGCCGGGGGGCCAATGAAGCCTTGCGTCGGTGCTTCGCCACCCCCGCCAAGTCCCCCGCCGATCGCGTTGAGGATGACCTTGAAAATTTGGTTGGCCACAAACTGGGCCGCGAGCTGCGCGAGGTACTTGGCGATGCCGATTACCATGTCGCCAAACGCGCCGAGGATCGACTTCGAGCCGGTGAAGATATCGTTGAAGAACGTGGTCAGTCCGTCATGGACCGTCTCAAGCGCGCCGCCCATGTTGAAGATCAGGTCTTCGGTGAAGGTTCGATTGAGGTTGTGCGTTTCCCGGTAGGCTTCGATCGCCTTGTTCAAGCCGTCGGCCAGCGTGGTCGGAACCTGCGTGGCCGCATCCAACGCGGCATCGAGCGAAGCCTTCTCGGCCTGCAAATCCTTGAGGCGCGCGGTGTACTCTGCAATGGCCGCGCTCGCCTTCTTGTAAGCAGCGCTCTCCTGATCGACAATGCGTGCCTGCTCGGCAGTCGCGCGTGCGAGCCCTTCCTGAACGGTTGAAATTTCGGTCGGCAGCGCCGCCGCTCGTGCGCGATCCGCCTCTTCGGCGGCGACGCGCGACCGCTTGTCGGCAAGCACCTTGACGTAATCGGGAACCTTTCCGTCGTTCGACGCGTATCCAAGGCCACGCGAGCGCGCTTCGGCGATGTCCTTTGCTGCTTGAAACGGAGCCAGCGCCAGCTTCATGGCGGTTTCAGCTGCCTTGAAGGTGACGTCGAGGTTCTTGATGATCGAGTCCGCGAGCTTGTCTTGGAACTCGGAGTTCATCTGGCGGATTTGCTCCTCAAGAAGCTGCATCCGTGCCTGATATTCAACAGCGCCCGGGCCGAGCCCGTCCGCTGCCAACTCGGAAGCCGCGATGTCTCGAAGATCGCTGGCCACTTTGTCACGAGCAGCCGTCGCGGCGGTCACGGCAGCATTGAACGCCTCGGTGGTGGTGGCGTTGGCCACGTCTTCGAGCTTGCTCTTGAGCACCGCAGTGTCGAGCTGCTGCGTCGCACGACCAACACGAACCAGACGGCGTTGCTCAGCAGCAAGGGAATCGTCCTCGCCACCGGGGCCGTTGCCAGATGTGAACCGGGTGCCGCGAGCAACACCTACGTGAATGTGTGGCCCAGTTCCATTCTTGCTGCCGCGTCCGCTCTCGTATTTTACCCGAGCGGTGATACCGCGCGAGGCCAATCGGGCCTGCACGGTGGCGGCAAGACGATCGCCTTCGGCATCGGAAGCCGGCTTGGTCAGCGGAAAATCTTGGCCAATCCCGGTGGTATGATCCGAGACACGCGCAGGCGTTACCCCGCGGGCAAACAGACCGTCCTGTTCCTTCTGAGAGCGATAACCGCTGCCAACCGTGACTGTGTTGCCAAGCGCGCCGGTGACCGTGCTGATCACGTCGGCACGAGTGATGACCGGGCGTTGCGCATCGCGGTCGGCACGACTGGAAGCCGCACGGGCCGCTGCCGTTTCGGCGGCGGTCGCGGGAGCGGGCTTGAGCTGCGCGCGAAGGCTTCCGATGTCAGCTCGAACGCTATCAACAAAAGGCTTGAACCGGGCATTGACAGTGAAGGTCCCGATATACTTCTCAAGAGCATTAAGCCGCTTTCCGGCATCGTCCTTATCGCCGCGAGTGGCCGCAGCTTGCGCTTGAGCAAGATCTTCTGAAAGCTTGGCTCCCCAATCGGTTGCCAGAGCCTCAGCAACATCTCGCTGCGGAAGCAACTGGCGATCAATGGTCGTGCGGTGCGCCTGCGCTTGGCTCATATTCTGAACCAGCTTGTTCAGTAGAGGCCCGATGCTATTCCCAGCATTGTTGGTCGCGGCGGTGCTCAGTACAATGACGCCCCGCTGGAATTCTGGCGTGCCCGCGCCGAACCGGCTGATGTTGTCGAGTGCAGCTTTCTCAGCTGGAGCCAACTTGGCATAGTTCGGATCGCTACGAACATCACTCAGAAGTCCCCCACGCGAACGCTGGAGACCGACATTGGTCTGCGTCAGATTCGAGACTTGGGCACCGATCTGGCCCGCCAAGACACCCTGGCTGGCGGTGATGTAGCCGCGCACGGCATTGGTCAGATCGAGATACTGGTTCTTTGTATCGGTGAGATACATCGACAGGCCAGCAAAACGCTGCATCAGCGCGGCCATTTCCGATTGCGAGCGAACATCGTTGTTGATCAACGAGTCCTTCTGAACCAGCAGCCGCTGATATTCCTGCTCCAGCTCAGAGATCATGCCCCGCTGCTTGGACATGACTTCGTCACCATCAGCAATCTTCGTGGCCAGATTGTCTTGCGACTCGGCCAGCCGATCGACCGCATCCGCGGCCATGCGGGCGCGTGCGGCAGTTTCATCGAAGGCGTACCACTCGGTGCCGTTAGCCCCCATCGCTTTATTCAATTCGACCGAAGTATTGCGCAGAAAGTTTCCAGCAGCGTTCATATCGCCGGGCTTGTCGAAATAAATGTCGTTACCCCAGCCGAAGCCATTCTTCGTGCGTTCGTCGGCAATCTTCTTTTGTTCGGCGTTATACTTAACCAATTCGTCGGTAGCACCGCGAATGGCATCTTTGAGAAGATCAAAGAAATCGTCGGTTCCTGCTTCAAACGTCTCACCGGCAACGTTCTTGAACCGCTGCCACTGAGCGGTGAGGCTGTCCATCGCCTTCTCATTGGCTGCCGCAGCAACACCTTGTTCGGCCATGGCCAGTCGCAGCTGATCGATCAACGGCAGGTTATTCTTGAGAACCAGATAGGCCGCAGCCGCGCGGGTTTCGAGACCGCCATAAGCCTGCGACGCACCGAACCCCGCCTGTGACAGCGTATCGAGCACGGCAGGAAGGCCGCGAACCGAGACATTGAGCTGGTCCGAGCTAAGCCCGAGACGATCAAATTGCTCTTGGAGCTTCTTCGAGGGGTCCTGCAAATCGACGAGGAACTGGCGAAGACCCGTACCGATGGTTGAGCCCGACTTGATACCAGCCTGCGACATGGCCGCAGTGGTCGCCAGCAGTTCTTCCAGCGTGATATTCTGCTCATAGGCAGTCGCACCGACATACTGGATAGCCGCACCGGCCTGCGCAACGGTCAAGCGCGTGCGGTTCAGAGCCGTGGTCATCAGGTCGGCAACGCGCGCGGCCTCGGAAGCCTGCAACTGAAACGACCCCAGCGCAGCAGTCACAAGGTTCACAGCCTCGTCAGGAGACGAGCCGGACGCGGTTGACAGAGTCGCCACGGCGCGCAGGGCGTCCTTCATCTCGCCTGCACTGACACCAGCCTGAGCCAAGTTCTGGCTGACCTTGATCAAATCGATCGTCGAGTAACGAGAGCTTTGAGCAACGTCTAGGATCGAGCCTTTAAGCTGCTGCAACTGTCCGTCAGTGGCGTTTGCAATCGCCGAGAGCTTCGCCAGCTCATCTTCCATCTGGACCGCAAATTGAAGTCCGTTTTGAACCGTGTTGAACGCTCCGTAAGCTGCACCGGCAGCAAGCCCATATACCGACGTCCGAGCCAGTGCGGCTCCCGCGTAGCGTGCCGACAGGATGTTCGAGACCGGACCACCCCCGGGCGCACCCTGACCCCGCTGCGCCTGCCGCGCGGCAAGGACTGCAGCCCGCTCTTCCTCCACCACGAGGCGCTTCGCAGCTGCCACGTTGAGGTTTGCCAGCTCGACCCGCTGGA